GGGAAATCCTGAGTTTGTTGACGCAAACATTATTGAGTTCTCTCTTACGCCATTCCCGGCGGGATACGATGATAGAGGCGGTCTATCTCCCCAGTTCAGGAAGGCGGCCAGAGATGCGGGTGTGTTTAGCGAAGAATTAGTTGAGCGAGATTGGGGCGAAGGAGATGTCGTTCAATGGCAGGCGGTTTCCAGTATGATAGGCGCAGTATCGCACATTGACGAACGCCGAATGGTTGCGATGGTCGGTCTTCATAATGAGCGTGGATCTGAGCTTATTCCAACTGGATACACAGTCACGGCTGGATTTGACGACGTAGTTCCGTACGGAGGCTCTGCGGAACCTGTTGCGGCAGAGGACTTGGAGGAAATGGATTACAGCCAGCTCCGAGTCTCTGAGAGCCAAATAACTGAATAATATTATGGAAGTTTTTGAGTTTAACAAAGACGTTGACGAGATGAGCGAGAAGGAACTGAAGGCCACCGTTCGAGACTTTCAGGAGCGGCACAACGAGCAAGTTCAGGAAGCGGGCGAAACGGAAGAGCTTGTTTCGGAATATTCCGAGAAGATCGACGAGCTTGAGGCGGAACAGGACGTTGCAGTTGCCTATTTCGCTGACAAGGCTTCCGAGGTCACGAACATCAGCGAGGAGATTCTGAGCGCACGATTCTCCGTTGACGAGCTGGTCGAGATGGCTGGTGAGGCGGATGAGGTTGCCTTCTCTGAGGTCCAGCAAGGCGGCGAGACCGATGAGACGGACGAGGCTGACGAGGCCGACGAGACCGTTTTTGCTGACAAAGAACAGAAGTCGCCTGCATTTTCACAGGACAATGTTGACGCCCGCAAAGAGGCGGCAAAGGAGCGCCTGAGCCGACTCGGTGGCGTCTCTTTCTGATTTCTGAACGACAACAAGAGGATTTAATTTACTATGACTAACGTTAAGATTGCGACTTCTGCGGAACAGCCGATCAACCGACACGCCGCCGTTGCTGGCGAAGAGATGCACGAGGGCGACCTCGTTGGTATCGACGCAGCCGGGCAGATGGTTCAGGCAGACCCCGAGGGCGTGATGGCTCTTGGCGTCTGTATGACCCCCGCCGATGACCTTTCCAACTACGCACAGGATGAGGTCCGGCTGGTCATCGAGGCCGAGCGCGCGCTTGTCGACCGAGACCGTGTGACAGCAACCTCGAACGGTGTTGAGGTTGAGAACGGCGATGGTGACTGGGCATTTACTCCCGGCCTTCCTGTCTATATGGGTGCTGCTGGCGAATACACCCAGACGGCACCGGGCGTCGGTGGCGTTCAGGTCGTCGGATCGGCGCTGACTGAAGACCGAATTCGTCTCGATGTTCGACCGTCGAACGACTGGTAATCTCTGCTGACTGCTGGCTGCTGATAACTAATCTAACTATTCTATAATGGCTGCAATTCACCGCGAAATCACGACCAAAGACGACGTTCCGCTTTCTGACCTTCTTCTCGACGCTGTGGCTGAGATCGAGATTTTCAACGAGGCCGAGCGGCCTTTCCGCGAGCTGATGGCACAGAACGTCACGGAGCGTACGTTCCGTGTCCACACGGGCGATATGACGTGGGAGGAGCTTGCTGAGGGCGAACACGCGCGTACTGGGCGACTCGACAGCACGGAGATGGCGTTCTCCGTCAAGAAGTACGGGCGTTCGCTCGGCTACTCGCAGGAGTTCATCGAGGACAACACGGCAGACATCGTTCGCCGCGAGTTCCAGGAGCTTGTCGACGGCGCACTCCAGAAGGAACACGAGGTGCTGTTCGACATCGTTCGAGACGGGTGGGCGGATGGGACGAACCTCTGGTTCGATCCTGAAGACTACGGCGCGTACTCGTTCTCGGACACGCACAACCACCAGTTCGCCGACACCCAGGAGCTTTTCGGCGGAGCTGGCGCGAAGACCGCGAGCGGGCACATTCGAGAAGCGAACAAGGAGATCCGGCACCACGGAAAGCGCCCGACTATTGCGCTGATGTCGAGCGATATGGCTGGCGAATTCGTTGATGAGCTGGCCTACGGTGCCGACTATCACATCCCAGAGGCCGAGGGTCTTCGAGAGACGGCACTTCCGCAGACGACGATGAAGGTTGATGGCGTCAACCTTCTCCAGACGGCGTGGCTCACAGATAACGAGGTTCACGTTGTTGCCGGCGAGGAGCGACCCATCTACTTCCACGAGGCCCGTCCCGTCCAGCTTACGCAGGGCGAGAACGGTGGGCCTGTCGGCGATCCGGGCGACCTGCTCGGTTCCTACGGTTCGGTTCGTTACGGTGCGGCTATTGCTGACCCGCTGGCTGGTCTCAGCTTCGTTGCTGACGACCTTGCCTGATCGGATCAGTACGGCTGCCCGCCTTCCCGGACGAGATCGATTGCGTAATTCACGACTTTATATACTATGGCACAAAACGACGACGAGCTACTTGCAGAGGTTCGATCTCTCACGGGATACTCTGAACAGATTATTGATCCCGCAGAGATGCACTCGCTGTTACTCGTCGCAAAAGAAGATATTCGAGGGCTTTCGACCGGCGAAATACCTGATATCTACGACGATAAGGTTGCAGAACGAGCGACGTTCTGGACTGTCGTGATGTTCACGAAGGTTTTCACCGGGGAACTGGATGCACCGAATTTCAAAATCGGCTCGATCAGCGTTGATTCAATGCCACGACGAGACATCATTCGTGTCTGGTATCGGCAACTGGATCAGTACGTTAATCGACTCAGTTCGGGAAGGGCGCTCGGCATTGGCGGCCCACGCCGAACATCTCGGGAATATTCTGACGATTACCGTCGGGAACAATTCCAATGAGTGACGGAGATACTGGCTTTGCCGGAGAGCCACCAAAACTGCTGGCCGCTCGTCAGCGAACTGTCAATGCGATCTTCGAGCGAACGGGTAGGAAAGTCAAAATCTGGCGAAATGTCGATCTTGGGTTCTTTGATGAATACGGGAAAGAGGAATCGACGGAACAGTTCGTTGCCGATGAATTAGCTGTCTTTTCGAACCCCGGAACTGGCACGGGCGGGACTCGACCACAGCGTGTTGAAGAACGCTATGGTGAGCGTGTTACGTGGGAGCCGAATGTGATGCTTCAGGGAGATTCTGCCGTTCAAGAAAAAGACGTTCTTGAATTCGGAACGCCGAGATATACGGCGAATCAGGGCGGCGATCGGCAGCTCTGGGAGCTTGAAACACTCGTTCCGTATCATACGCACATCGAAGGGCAACTCCAGCGGTTTGTGGAGCAGGGATGAGCAATCTCGACTTCGATATTTCTCTTTCTGGAAAACACATTCCGCGCCACATTAAGCGGGCGATCGAACACGGAATGCGAGATGCTGGATCTGAGTTAGGCCGGAAGGGGAAGATGGTCGCACAGACCCGGATTCAGCAGCGCGGCTATATTTGGAAAGGTGAGCTGATGGAGTCGTTTGACGTTTCGAACAAGCGAGTTGGAAATCATACACGACAGATAAAAGTTCGAAACTACGCGGATCACGCTGCGCCAAGCGAATACGGCGCAACGTATGGATCTCGTGGACCGCCGATCGAGGCACTTCTTCCGTGGGTGATGTCGAAATTTGGCGGCCGCGACCCCGGTGAGTTCGGGAAGGGCGGCTCCGGCTCCGATGGACCTGGAGGTGGTGGAACGCTTCAACGATCCTCTGATGCAGAGATTAAGGGCGACTGGTCGAAGGTCAATACAAACTACATCGACCGGCGAGACTATTTTGCCGGACAGAAGGTGTCGCTTCTTGATGCCGATGCAAATCTGGTTGACGCGCAGATTTACGAAATCGATACGGACGAGCTGGTTATTATGCTGGATGATGGCCGGACGATTGGGATTTCGTTTGATAACGACAATGAGTTTTACACACTTATTGCCCGGCAGAACTGGAGCGATCTGCCTCGAACAAACCAGCTTGGAATAATCAATTCTGCGTTTTCTACTATCTCATTCGATAACGTTTCTCCAAGAGGGTTCGGTGAATTCGATCTTAGTACCGCTGACCGCGAGGCGATCACCGCCCAATGGGAGAGTCTCATTCAGCGAACAGAGTGGACGGATGGATATTTGCGTGCTGCACAACGGACAACTGACATAGGTGCATTGCCCGATAAGAATCCTGCTGGAAACAGAAACGCATTAGGGTTTGTTGCATCTCCTGGCGTCAATCCATCTGCAAAGTCGCAATACATCGCGTTTCGTGATTTCATTAATACTGGTGACTCTCGCGTGCAGTACAACGATCACATAGACACGTACACACACGAATTCAAGCACGCATTATTAAAAACAAACGGCATACACTACAGTACGTCAAAATATCATAAAGATCAACCAGCGCAGCGTACGACGTTGTATGATTGGCATCTAAATGAAGATGGAACGTCTGATAACTCGCTTCTTCACAGCGATCCGGTGTTGTTTATGCTTCACAGCGAGGACGATTATCCCCTGGAAAGCGTGTATCCAGAAGGAGACCCACCAGGATGGGACAAGACCGTTCGAGAAGCGGGCAACTACTTAGACAGTCTCACGGAGTCTGGATACGCTGATCCCGATCCGACAGAATGGTTGAATCCTGATGATCCGAAAATATCTATCGGCGATGATATTGACGTGATGCGGGGCGATTCCTTGTATCCAGAGCAACTGTGGTTCTTGTACGATGCACCAACCAACAATGGGGACGGGACGTGGAGTTATAGCGTTGAGACAGCGGCCGGGGATTCGACGATGCTTGGTGTTGATTCAGATGGAAACCTGCTTGACGGGACGCTGGCCTTCCTGAACACACAGGACGACACGATCGATACGTCTCAAGCCACCGTACAGCAGTATTTGGAAACTGATATAGATGCAGATCCAATTACGGCGTATCGAGAAGCTCTTAATCGGACGCTCTTCACGCATATGGTTGCGCGTGACAGAGAGAAGAATACGGGAGATACAGAGCTTTCGGATCTCACAAAGCTATATGACGGCTATGGTATGACTAACGGACAAGAGACGGCCGCCGTTATGCATCAAATAATGAATACCGAAGTATCAAATAAGCAATCAACGTTCTATATTGGTGACAATATTCAGGGGATCGCAGAAACACATCCGTATCTTCTCCGGACGTGGCTGAATCTGTTTAGTCCGTCTACTGTTGCCGCAGCAGAGCTTGATGCGATCGGGGTGAGCTACTGATGCAAATAGAAATTACGCATTACTCCGGGCGGGTTCTCACGATCTACGATGATTGGGAGTACGACTTCGACGGTGCTGATGCAATGCACGATCGTATTCAAGAGCAAATTCTAATCAACCGGAATGCGCACGGATACGAGGGCGGCGTTCCTGAAGCCGATGATCCCGACGACGAGGTTCTGGGTGAGTTTTCAGTTGAGCATCCGACTGAGTACAAATTCAGAACGATTGCCCGTAACTTGATGCGCGACGGTCGGTTCACGGAGTTTACTATCTATGAGTAATTTAGACGCATATCCAGAATGGGCAGTCACGGAAGCGTTCCGTGTGCATCGAAAAATCAAGCGAGATGGTCTTGACGGGATCGGATATATGGATGCGGCGCATACGTATTTGTACAAGAACGCCGCCGACACGACCGGAAAGCACATTGCGTTCTCGCTTCGCAATCGGGGGTTCAAGTGAATGAGCGGGATGCTATCACCAGAGTCGTTGAAATGCTAAACGAGGGGCTTGACGATTCCGTCTACGTGAAGACGGAGGGTGGTGGCGAGTTTATGCAGCTCCCCTGTGTTATTGTTTCGTGGACGGCAAATCGGCTTGACCGGCTTCAGGGAAACAATCCATACGCCGGAACAGTTGAAGACGAGCAAGGCAACGTCATCGGACAGAAGTTCCACGTCTATTTCGAGATGCGGCTCGATTTGTGGATCAAGACGTATGACGATGAGCCGATCACGTCGAACCCAAACACAACTGGTGAGCGCGGTCGTGACGAATTGGTTGATTCGGTTCAGAGTCAGTTCTTCCCGTACGAGTACAGCCCTGAAGCGTTTCACGAAGACACGTTTGAGTGGCAAGTTGAGAGCGCCGTTGCGAAATCTGTTCCAACAGAGGAGCCGAATTGGTTTGAGACAGATCAGGTTGTCACGTTTCGGTACGTGAAAGAGATCGTAGATAGCGACGTTGATGTCTTAGGATCGGTCGATGCGGATATTCGGTCGATTTGATAACTATAACTCGGGATTGATCCGCCGAAAGTAGGCGGGATCTCGCGTTTCGGATTTACAAATGTACTTATTATTACTATGGTTACTATTGGAAATACTACGCTGCCGGGCGTCCAGACGACGGTTGAAAGTTCGCGTTCTGTCGGAGTCTTTGTCGGTTCTCCAGGGGACGTTGGCGTTGTTGGGCAGGCTGACTTTACCGAAGGAGTTGCCGATCCCAATACGGTTTATCGAGTGACGAGCGCGACTCGGGCACAGACTTGGTTCGGTCCTCGATCGCCGCTTTCGCAGATTTGTATCGATGCACTTCAGGAAGGGGCGTTCCCGGTCTACGCTGCTGCACCGGGTAGCAGTTCTGTCTCTGCTGAAGATATTACTGGCGCGGAAATCGGGACTCTCCTGAACGCTCCCGTTTCAGAGATCGCCGAAGACACGGTGTTCACGGTTAATGGGACCGAGTGCGAGACGATTCTCACCTACGATGATCCGTCCAACAATAGCCCGGACACCGCGACCGTTCATCTGAACCCGGTCGATGGATCGTACAAGACGTTCGAGGCACCGAGCGCCAGCGGCGAGGTCAACTATCAAGAGTACGATTACCAGACCGTCGTTGATGAAGTGCGGAACGAGGAAGGCGAGCGAATTGATTTCTTGGCATCTGGAACGGAGAACGAGGCGGTCGTCGGGATCGTTCACGATGCTGTCAAGGAGATGGAGGCCAGCTACGAATTCGCTATCGCTGTTGCGGGCGCGTTTATGCCGGATGTTGTTGCGTATGATACGCCGTTCGACTCGTCCCGGATGCAGTTCATCTACCCGTCGCGGAACGAGGACGGCGAATCGATCATTGGATCGTACATCGGTCTTCGAGCGGCACTCGGTATGTCTGCCAGCCCGATGCGAAAGCGACTCGCAAGTCAGCGCGATCTCTGGACCCGTCTGTCGGTTCCAGATACAGAGGCCGTCTTGGAACACCAAGTCAACCCGATCGCTGACGAGAGTGCGGGCGCTCGAATCATCGATGATGTGACGACTGTTCTGCCGACCAACCCTGACGAGTCTGAGATGGATCAGGGGATCGCCCGGATTGTCGTGGACTACGTGACGCTGGTTGTCGAAAGTAATGCTGACCCCTTCATCGGCGAGCTGCACACGCAATCGGCTCGGAACACGCTCCAGTCGATTATCAAGTCGGAGTTGAAGGATCTCCTTTCGCAGAACGCTATCACCGGATACAACGTCTCTGTTCAGGAGGTCGACGCAATGACGGCATCCGTTGATGTCGGCGTTCAGACAATCAAGCCGCTCCGGAATGTTATGGCGAACGTGACTGCCGGGCGTATTGACTAAGCGTTTAGAGATTACGCTGTTCGGGGGCCGCGTTCCCGAGCGAACTCTATTTTAATTATTCTATTATGGTTGACAGAAAAGAAGCAGCAGCCGATATTGTCGTGAATGTTGGCAACGAGCAGGTTCCGGTTGAACAGTTGTCCTTTGATAAGGAGATCGAAATTGACGAAATCTACGGGGCGGGTAACATCATCCCGTCTGGATTCGCCGTCAACAAGATCAACTACTCGGGTAATATGAGCGTCAAAGGGAACAAGAAGGATTTGGAAGACAAGTTCTTTGACGATAACGGCGTTCCGGATGTTCTTGAGGCAATCGTTGTCACACATCTTGACGGTGGGGCAACGAGCTTCGATACCGTTCTCTGTACGAGTGAGGGCTACGAGGTCACGTCCGGTGAGACGACGGAAACGTCGTTTGACTGGATTGCGATGTCGAAAGACGAAGACACGAACCCGCGCAACTGAGCTGATCGCTAACTAACTACTTCGGGAAGGCGGCGGCAAACACCGTCCGGCCCGATTTTATCCAGCGTAAATATACTATTATGGCAGAAAAACCGCAGTCTAAGTTGATGGAAATGGTCGTTCGAGGAAAGGACTACCGAGAAACGGAAACAATTGAAATGTTCGGAGAGGACGTTGACGTGACGCTTCGACCGCTCGTTGACGCAGAATTTCTTCCGATCTCGGCGCTTCTCCAGCAGAAATTCGATATGGATGAGGACGATGCAGTTGACGCGATTGAGGATGCGAAAGCCGAGCGCGACGAGGACGAAAAAGAGTATCTTGACGTTTCGCAGTTTGACGAGGACTTTGTTGAGCTGATGAAGAAGGCGGCGAAGCTCGGTATCTGCGGCGAAGATATGGGCCATACTGACGATGAAGTTGAATTTATGGTCGAGAATATGGTCGGCGGCTACTCCGTCGAGATCGGCGGGATGGTTCTGGAGGTTTCGGGGGACATCCGAGACGCTGAGAAGTTTCGTGGAACAGGGAGGTAGTTCGGTCTACCTACTTTCGCAGAACGGAATTCCACTCGCCAAGACACAAGCGGATCTGACGCCGCTGCAACGCCACACACTGATTTTGTCGATGAACAAGGAGGCGGAGCAGAAGCAAGAAGCGATGGATGGAGCCGGTGCGGGCGGGGGCAGCCCTTCCCGAACGAAAAACAGTCTGGCGACTGCTGGTTCAAGCTCTCGGACATTCGTGAATACTGGCCCAGACGGGTTTGACGATGGTGAATAATGGGAAATAAAAATCAAAAAGTAAACGTCACAGTCAATCTGCGAGACAGCTTTAGCGGCACGCTCAAGAAACTTGAGGGCCAGCTTGAGAAGATTGATAATAAGATCATCAGTCCGAAGTTTGAGATTAAAGGAACGAATGCTGTTGAGAATCTGAAGCTCTCGATGGAAACGATTGATGAAGTTATTGAGACGCTCTTAGAGATTCTCGGAAAGAACGACATCAAGAAGACGAAGGCGATGATCGAGTCGCTGTCGGGTGTTGAGACGGTTAAAGTAAACGTCAACGACAGCGAGGTTACGAAGGCCGTTGCGAAGCAAAAGGGACTGTCTCGGAATCAGATTCTCGGTTTACCGAATCTCAAAGAACAACACGGGGGGCGTCCGTTCGGCGGCGCTTCGGGGATGGACTTCGGACATATTTCGCGGAATACGAATTTGACTCCTCGGACGCTTGGCATACGTCGGGATTCATACGGCGTGAACGCGATCTCTGAGGATCTATTTAATTCGTCTCGATCGTGGAAGTTCGGGAAGCCTGTCGTTGGCCAGCAGTCCGGGACTGATGCACCGGGGATTCCGTTTGGATCTGAAGACTGGTTTGGTATTGACAGCGATGATAAGAAGAAAACGCCGGGACGATCTGGTCTCAGTCGACTTATTCCGAGCGGCAATCTGTCTAATCAGTTTTCTTCGATTCTATTGGCGATTGCAGCCAGCCTCGGGACCGCGCTCGGTGGGATGGTTGCGACGATGGGTGCAACGCTGACAGCAGGAATCACAATTGGCGGCCTCGGCATTCTCGGCTTCGGAGAGAACGCAGCAGACTCGATGCACTTGGCACAAGTCCGTATGCGTCTCTTTGGACGTGAGCTGTTCAAGATCTTCAAGCCTGCCTCGAAGCACTTTGCGCCGGTTATGGACCAGTTGTTCGAGACGCTACCACACAAACTCGGACAGCTTGTGGGGACGTTCCAGAACCTCGATGTATTCATTCCGACGCTCTCCAGCGTTGGTTCTGGATTCATCAATTGGATTGATACGCTCTTTCAGTCAATGACTCGGCTTGAGCCGATCATTAGCCAGCTCACACTACGATTCGGCGGGCTGCTCGGCGATCAACTAATCAAGCTGTTTGAGTGGTTGACGGTCGAGTTTTACGAACACCAAGATGCGATGCTTGCGATAATGGGTGCGGTGAAGTCCGTTATCGTTCTGGTCATTCGACTGGCTCAGGTGTGGGCGTCTGTGATGTCTGTGTTCTCGCCGGTCGTTGATTTTCTCGCGACGATCGCAGAATATCTGAACAACAAAATCCCGATCGGAATACTGGCGACGATTGTAACGCTTGTTGCGCTACTGACGGTGATGGGTAAGGTCGCAGCGGTCGTTGCGATTATTAAAGGGATGGGTGTTGCTGCGGCTATTGCAGCGTGGCTTCCGTCGATCGCCGCCGGAGTCGCTGCGTTCCAGGCGCTTGCAGCTTCGTCCACGATGGCCGCAATTGGGGTTGGGGTCGCAACGGCGGGTCTCTCATTAGTTGCTGGTGCAGCCGCGTATGGCGCTGTTAAATCGAGTGTTCCCAGTATGGGCGATGCTCTGTCTGGTTCGGGAATGCCCGCGCCCGGTGCCGCCCCCGCGATGGGTGGTGGCGGTGGAACAGTCAACAACTACAATACGTACAACATCGGGCCTGACACGGATAATTCGGACATTCAGCGGATCAAGGATATTTCGAAAGATGGGACACAAGAATACATTGACGACCAGGATCGCACGGGCCGCTAATGTCTGAGCAGAAAGGACCGCTGCCCTTCTCGATCGAGGGAAATGGGATCTATTTCAAGCCGACGTATTTGCCTGATCGGATTCAAGTCAATAAAGAACGAAAGCTGGTTCGACACGCCAATTTTTGCGGTCTTGAAGATGTATTTGAAATCCACGGAAAGAATCGTGAGATACACATCTCGGGGTATCTCCTCGAAAACGAATTAGAGTCTTTCAAAGACGTTCTCGATCACAACAAAGAGACTGAGATCATCATCCCGTCTTGGGAAGGAAAGATCCGTATTCACAAAGGAGAACACGAGGGACCGATCTCGTGGGATCCCCAGGAATCGCAGTATCAATGGAAATACTCAGTTGATGTCGTCAGTACAGGCGAAGACGAAGCGCGACATATTTCGCAGTACAACGACGGAATTGTGTCTGGCGATTTGTCTGACGGTGATCTCGGGTTTGATCTTAATTTTGGACGTGATGCGTTATACGAATAATCTATGACTTCTTGTGATCTACAAAATGGGGTCCGAATCAAATTCACCGAGTCTAATATTGAACTCATACCGTTTGAAGTAAGCGTTCAAAACGGAATCAGCCAGAACGCACACGTCCGAGCAAAGGTCTCGCTTCCAGCGGGGGAGCTGGTCGATGATTCTGCACACCGGTTTGAGCGAGTCGAGCTGCGTGTCGGAGGTATTCTCCAAGACACCTATATGTACCCGAAAGACGGGGTAACGCTCGGTGCAGAAAAGCAGGCGTGGATTCAACTTGATGCGACTGAGCGTATATTCGATCAGGCGATCGTCAGCGGTCGGTATGAAAAGACGACATTAGGGAATGTCGTTGAACAAATATTCTTGCAGTCGAAGATTACGAAGTCGGTTATTGATGGCTATCGGATCGAAGATGGAAACCTGGAGACGGACGATCCAGATAGTCTGCTTACGCGGATTCGAGCATTGGATTTCAGCAGTCAGCACGCCGGATTCAGTTGGGATCAGGTTTCTGGGACGGCGGCGCTCAATGAGGTCGCACAGACGTTCGGTGTGACCTATACAGTAAACCGCAACAACGTGCTGATACTCGGTTCGCCGCAGTTCATCTCACAAAGCAAGACGCACTATCTGTTTGGAAGTCAATCGATTGACGGGATGAAGCTCCGGGAATACACCGTGACGAAAGGCAACAGCCGTGTCGGTCGTGTCGTGCTTAACGGCTCGTTGAAACACTATCGAGAGAACGTCGACGGGACCGGGTACTCGGCGCACTTACAACCGATTGCCGAGGCGTGGATTCCCGGATCAGATGGTGATGAAGTCGCTATTGAGCGGAAATTCGAAATCAAAGACTCGGGGATGTTAGAGCGCCGGGCGAAGCAGATCCTCTTGAATTCCATTTCCGATCACAAATTTGGAAACATTGTTTTCAACTCCGGTTCATCGACGCCGAACGCACAGGAACACTTAGCTCAGATGGAGCCGGGAGACGTATTCGTTGTTGAATCGTCTGGCGGAACGGTCTGTGGAAACCGTGTCTACGGTGGCACATTTAGTGTGAACAGCGTTCAGCAGAAGATCAACACCCGTGTCGGATGGGAAACGATTATTGAAGTCTCGATGATCCCACGAAGTCTGGAGAGTTCGAGTGTCTACTACGATCCTCGTCGAGATGAAGAGTACGAGAACAAGAACGAAGCGATATACAATCTATGAGTGAACATAAGAAGCCGAAGATCGGGCTGGTTACGTCGGTCAAAATAAACCAAGAACTTCGGGAAGTGCGCCTTAACGTGCTTATCGGCCAGCGTTCTGAGTCCCGAGACATCTTGGCTATTTCGCCGAGCCGGAACGTGTTGTTCGTTCCAGAGGAGGGAGAGTATGTCGTTCTATCGTTCATTGATGGCCGATATGTTGCGACGGCAATCGATGAGACACCGGAACACGAGATCCCGGATCTGTCTCAGGGTGATGTCTGTATTACGCTCGATGAGGAGACGACGCTGCACTTCTCGAAGCAGGCCGATGGAACGGTGAATATTGATCTGTCTGCGTCGGGAGATATATCAGTCACCGCAAATGGAGAGCAAGTTATCGGTGATATTTCACAAGCAGTCTCCGCTGCGATTCAAAACCACACGCACAATTATTCGTGGACGGATTCTGGAGGTTCGGGAAGCACCGGAACGCCAAACGAGACGGGGACAGAGACACTAATCGAATGACAGACCTACATTTTGACAAAGACTTTCAGATATATCTTGATGATACGAAAGACTTTGCGACAGTACACGGGCGGGAAGAATTCGAGCAACGGCTTGCGATTCAGACGACTGCATTCTTTTTTGAACACGTCGGGTCGATCGACCGGCAAGAAACACGGCAGCGGATTCGATTGCAGGCCGAACGGGTGGCTCGACAGAACGACCAGCTAACGGAGATTCGCCGTATTGAGGTTGTACCGAACGAGATTGTTGAAAATGCAGTTGACGTGACGGTCTTGTATATCTCCGGTGAGGATTATTCAGTAACACTTAGTTAATATGACTATTACGCCAGACGGACAATTTAACCCAGACACAGCAGCAGCTATTGAGGCGGCGATGATGCAACACGCGAAGGATGGGTTTGGTGATGATGTGAATGACACCGAGCTATCGGCAATCCGGAGTTTTTACGGACCTGTTTCGAGGCAGATCGCAGAAGCGCAAGAAGCCGCTGGCCTAATTCTCTCTTCAGCACAATTAAAACACGCAGAGGGAGCGGCGCTGGATTTGGTGACGGCGATAATCAATGTCCGGCGAAACCTGGCTTCCCGAGCGACCGGGATCGTCACGTTCTCGCGAGAGACAGCAGCAAATAGAGATTACGTTATCCCTGATGGAACGCTCGTCCAGACGGGTTCACTCAGTAATCCAAAGCGGTTTGTGACAACTGAAAGCCGGGTGTTGGCAGATGGAACGACTTCTGTTACAGCACCGATTCGATCACGAGACGGGGGGATCGAGTACAACGTCGGTACTGGAACGATCACCGTTATGCCGAACCCGCCGACTGGCATTGAATTCGTTACGAACGATCAAGAGACAGACGGTGGGACGAATCGAGAAGAGGACGACGAGCTTCGATCGAGAGCGCGAGGAAGCCTCTCAGAAGGATCGAGTGCAACAGCGGGGGCCTTGCTCGCAGCTATCCAAAACCTCGATGGTGTCCGGAGTACGAGCATTTTCATTAACTCCAGCGGGATCGAAGATGGTGGAATTCCGCCGCACTCGTTCGAACTAATTGTTGATGGTGGGAACCAACTGGAGATCGCACAGACGATTTTGGACACGAAGGCGGCTGGTGACAATCCGGTTGGTGGTGTCAATGGAACCGGATACACGAGAGACGCCGAGCTGCCAAACAAGCAGATCATTCCTGTGTCTTTCTCTCGGCCGGATGTGGTTGACGTACTGATTAACATCGATATTGAAGTAATGGACGACTACGCTGGTGACGATTCGGTTCGAGATTCAATAACCGGATATATCGGCGGTCTTCTGACTTCGGGGAACAGTACAGACGGCGAGCTTGGTGCCGGGGACGACGTTCTCTTTGGTGAGATTGAGTTTGCAGCCCGAAGCGTCAACGGCGTCTACGATGTGACGAATCTTGAAATCGGGACGAGCGCATTTATGACGAATGAAAACAACCTGACCGTCGAAGATTTCGAGGTCGCGCTCACGACTGCCGACAGTACCGCGATCACAATTACGACGACGAGTGTGTAAATGTCTGATAAAACGACTGCGTTAGCGAAAGACCTGCCCGAATATATTCCGTCCGGGAAGGGGTCTCCGAACTACAAACTCTTGGATGTGATCGGTAAGGCATTGGATACAACTGATGAGCATCTTGCTGATATTTCCGATGCGGTTCACATTCAGACCGCAGATACGACGGCGAAGCTGTTTGCTCACGGCGATATGGTCGGCGTCTATCCCGCTGATGACGAACCGCTCAGTACCTACAAAACGAGGGTAATTGCACAGTTCTCACTCATTACGACGGAAGGGACAATTGGCGACCTGATTAGTACCGTTGCAGATATTTTCAATACGGATGCGGAGAATATCGATTACTCTGAACCGAGCGAGTCCGGCGTGGTTATGCTTGGAATCGGTTCTCGGGCGCTGAATCAACTTGAACTAACGACGGGCGAGGTCTCGTCGCTACTGAATCAAAATATCGCAGCCAGCCACCGAGTTGAGCTGCTGACTGTCGGGACGTATGAGCCGATGACGCCGAGCGACTATAATTTCGGCAATAACGATCCGGATCTCGGCTACGATGGTCTCGACGGGAGTGGAAATCCGACTGGAAACGGCGGAACGTATGCAGGAAGTATCTAACTATGGCGAACTATTCAACGAATCTCAAATCGTGGGGCAGTACCGGACAAGAATACCCGAGCGGATACCAGTACAACGTCGGCGAGCAGCCGGTCGATGCGTGGGACAATTTCACGAACTACAACATCATCACCGATATTACGCATCTCACGTCACTAACGAATGCTCGATTAGAGTCCGGCGCACAGACGTCGTATCCGGGAACCCCTGAGGACGGTGAGCTGTCGTGGCGTACCGATATGTCTCGGCTCTCTATCTATGACGATGGAAACTCGACGTGGAAAGAGATCGCCTACAAGAGCGAGGTCGAAGACGTACAGACGTGGATTGACGATCACTCCGACGCAACTGGAGGGACGCACGGCGTTCCCGTAGGAGAGAGTATCGCGTCTGTCGAAGACATCGACATCGCTCAGACGTGGGTTTCAGATCACAGCGGCAAGACCAACGACGTTCACGGGATCGCAGTCGGTGACGCTGTTGCTGCTCAGTCGTCCGTAAACGACGTACAGAACGAGCTTGATGCCCACAACCACGATGGGGAGGACATTGCTCCGGGGTCTGTTACGACGACTGCTGTGAACGTCTTGGAGGCGATCAACCTGGAGCCGTTCAATTCGCTTGCAGATGTTCCGTCTCGGCTTGAAGTAGAGGGGAATCTCGTCTATACGAAAGATGAGGGACTCGTTGTATTCGAGGCGTAACTATGTGGATTCCAATTGGTGTCGACGGCGATGCCACAGAAGGCGATGTCGTCGATCAAAAGACGTTTTCGAGCGATTCTGTTGACGGTGAGGCGGCGGGCGATATGTTTCATTGGTCGTCGTTGGACATTACGCCAGGACAGAATGACCAGTCGATCCCCGAGGGCTACCACGACGATACGACTGTTGAGGGGAGTAGCTGGCTCCGACCGCAGTATATTAAAAAGGGAGTCAATATTTTCGATGTTGTCGGAGAGTACGAGCGGAAAATAACACTCTCTGACTCGGCGATTATGGGGACGGCTCGGGATATTAATGAAGCTGCGAACGACCACGAGCGGGCTTCTATTTGGATGAGCCGCTCGGGAATTCTATGTGGTGGTGGTGTTGGAATCGAAGAATACTCGAACAACTACGATACGCACCCGGTGAAAATCTATATGGATGGTGTCTATATGGGGAAATTCTACGGCGATACTCCCCCGACGCTGACAAAGAACGTCTCGTCTGGAGGTACAAGCGTTGCTGTCTATCCGACTTCGACGTGGAAGGCGGTCAGCATTGAGGCGTTTGGGTTTGGCTTTTATTCGGACTGAATTATGAAATGGAATGCAATCGGACAGTACGGGAACGCGACTCCCGACGACGTACTACAGGGACGGCGGTTCACGAGTCTGGCCGGGCCGCGAGATGAAGCTGGTAATATCAGTAAATACTCGTCGCTGAATATCTCTCCGGGGACCAGCGACACGGCGATCCCGACCGGGTATCACGACGGGAGCGGAACTGTTGCGGGCGATTCAAATCTCAAATCCAGCAATATCCGATCTGGATACAGCATATTCGGCGTCTCTGGATCGGTTGACGAGGAAGCGAAAATAACTGATTCTGATGCAGACGGGGATCTTGCGCGAACATACGTTCCGTCTGATCGCGTCTCGTCAGTCTCAATGTCTTCGCCGGGAATTCTCGCCGGAGCTATTGGTGGGACGGGCGCGGGTCACGGATCTGGATGGACGTTTGGTGAAACTGAAGTGACGTTCTATATGGATGGGGTTAATCTGGGCACCTTCACGCTGTATGGGACGGGACAAGTTGCGACGAAAGCGGTCGGTTCGGGAACGCGCACCGTCGTTGCATCTACGACCTTCGATCAGACGTTCTTCTGGTGTGCGGCATTTGGGGCAGTAACAGAATGATTAGAAACTACATCCTACCGATTACAGGCACCGTTACAGATTGGCACTACTTCTCGGGCGATCCGGCTGATCCCGTTGAGATTGTTGGCTTTGAGTATTTCGTCGGGCAGATATTCAACTACGATGTCGTCTCAACAGAGAAAGAACAGACGACGCATCGGGTCGTTGAATTCCTCCCGAAGCAGGGATTAGCCGAGATTCAGGTTACGGCGACGAAGACGTTTCACGAAGAACTCACCGTATGGATAGATGGGTTCGAGAACCCCGCCGACCTGTGTTCACACATCTCGAAGCCGCATACGACACCGCCGGACGAGCTGTACGACGAGTGCAAAGACTGCGTGGAAATCGGATATACGGTATAGGGGTTTATGAAATATCAAGAGCAAAACAAAGCGAAGCTACTCCAGAACGGGGACAAGGTTATTATCCGCGTCCCCATTTTGAATCACCCAATTACGATCAACGAGATCCACGCTGCACAACTCGGCCTTCTCGGGCTGTTCGTCGGCCTATTGTATTCGTCCGGGAAGCCAGCCGTCGCCAGCGGCGTTTCTGTACTGGTGATCGGCTACGCGATACTTGGAGATCCGGCCTTCCACAGTCTCGGTCACGATGCACCGACATACAAGACGATGGGAATGCGAACGATCAAGCACGAACCGTGGTGGTTCCTCGTTCCGTATGTTCTCTCGTTTCTGGCTGCCGTTTACATTATCGCAGCGTAACGAATTAGTTGACAACCTCCCCGTTCTACCATCGTGGTAGAGCGGGGATTTTTGTCGTTGTATCTTTGCGGTTACAGCGATCTGCTGTATCGTTCACGTTACAGCCATCCATTCAGTCCGGGAAGTAACCTTTCGACTGTGGTGGCTGTCCGGTGCTGTCTGTTGCTGTGTTGGTTGCCGCCACCTTCCCGTACTTTCACGTTCTGGTCTTCAACACACCTCTTTGATGATTGCTGTAGCTGTACCGTTTCAGTTTACAGCAACCAGAACGGTACAGCAGTAACAACAGTACAGCAACGGTAACGTCAAAGATGAGAGATCGGCTGCTGTCTGTTCCCCTGACTTCTCTCTACCCTATAGACGTGGGGTAGCAGCTTAAGTGTATCCTATTAAGTCCTTCTTAGAGATTATATATCACGGTGTCTGGGAAAGAGCTAAGACCGTTTGACGTGAAATCTTCAATACCGCACGAAGGGAGCCGGGTGGATTTTGATCTATCCCCTAAGGGGTTCAAGACAGATTTGGTAATCTTGTTTTGAACGCTGCTTGTGGAGAGGTCAAAAGTAAAACCGGCACTACAGGCGCTCTCTGTACGTATCAGGTCTATAGAAGCGCGGGAATGGGGACGGAGGGATTTGAACCCCCGATCTACTGATATCTCCGGTGTGCGCCTCGGAACTCCAGAGGGTCGTCAACGCGGCGCGATGATCAGTCGGCCGCTCGGTATATCAGTCTGGAGTCTCGT